AGGACAGGTACAATAACAGGAAACTCTATTGTAACTGTACCTAACTCTGTAGAAAAAGTTTACATTGTAACTAATGGAACATCAGGCGCATACACTGTCCAATTTAAAACAGCTTCAGGAACAGGCGTTACTTTTGGTGTATCAGAAAAAACTACAAAATTAGTTTACTCTGATGGAACAAATCTTGTTGATGCAGGATTTAGTGGAGGTGGAGATTTAGAAGGTACTGAATTAGTTTTAGATGCTGATGGTGATACAACTATTACAGCGGACACTGATGATCAAATAGATATTAAAATTGCAGGGGCTGATGATTTTCAATTTACAGCAAATACTTTTACAGCGCAATCAGGTAGCACAATTGCTGCACAAGCATTAACAGCTACAACAATTACAGCAAGTGGTATTGTAAAAACAGATGATACTACTGAAGCAACTTCTACAACAGATGGATCATTACAAACTGATGGTGGATTATCTGTAGCAAAAGACGCAGTCTTTGGTGATGATGTTAAATTACTAAGTGACTCTGCTGTATTAAGTTTTGGTGCAGACTCAGATATAACTGTTACACATGCAGCAGATACAGGATTAACAACAAACGGAACTTTTCAAGCAACAACTATTACAGCAACAACAGCTTTTGTACCTGATGCATCAGATGGTGCAGCTCTTGGTACTTCAGCATTAGAATTTTCAGATTTATTTTTAGCAGATGGTGCAGTTGTAAATTTTGGTGATGACCAAGAAATAAAACTTACACACGTTGCTGATACAGGATTAACTTTAAAACATACAGCAACTGCTGATGATAAACCAGTATCACTTACTTTACAAACAGGTGAAACAGATATTGCAGCAAATGATGTAATTGGTAAAATAGATTTTCAAGCACCAGACGAAAGCACAGGGACAGATGCAATTTTAGTTGCAGCTGGTATTGAAGCAGTATCAGAAGGTGACTTTAGTTCTTCTTCAAATGCTACAAAATTAAGTTTTAAAACAGGTGCTTCAGAAGCTGCTGCTGAAAAAATGTCTTTATCATCTGGTGGTAATTTAACTATATCAGGAGATCTTACAGTATCAGGTGATGATATTACTATGGGTACAAATACTGCAGGTAATTTATTGATTGCAGATGGTACAAACTTTAATTCAATAGCTGCAGGTAGTTTATCAGAAATTTCTACAGTTGCAAATGATGATGTTTTTATAGCAGTAGATACTTCGGGCGGTGGACTTAAAAAAATTGCCCGATCAGCAATTGTAGCAGGACTTGCTACATCAGGTGCGATATCAAATCTTGTTGAAGATACTTCACCTCAATTAGGTGGTGATTTAGACACTAACTCTGCAAACATTTTAATTGATGATGCACATTTTATTGCAGATGAAAATGGTAATGAACAAATAATATTTCAAACAACAAGTTCAGCAGTTAATCAATTTGATGTAACAAACGCTGCATCAGGTGGCGCTCCGCTATTATCAGCAACAGGTGGCGATTCTAATATTGATTTAGATATATCAGCGAAAGGTACAGGTCATGTAACTATTAAAGGTGATACTAATCCAGGCACTATTCAATTTAACTGTGAACAAAATAGTCATGGGGTACAAGTAAAAAGTCCTGCACACTCAGCAGGTAGTTCAGCAGTATTGACTTTACCTACTGCGACAGGAAATTTAATTGGAAGTGGTGATACAGGAACTTTACCTGTAGCAGCTATTGATATAGATGGTGCAACAGATATTGGTGCAGCTATTGTAGACGCAGATTTATTTATAATTGATGATGGCGCTGGTGGTACAAATAGAAAAACTGCAGCATCAAGATTAAAAACTTATATTGGTGGTGGTGCAGCTGATGATATTTCAGTGGGAGATGCAGCAGTTACAATTGGTAATGGAAGCACAAATGCTGATGTTACATTAGACTCAGGAGCAGATGTTGTAATTGATGCAGCTGGTGGAAATGTAGAATTTAAAGACGCTGGTACACTACAATTAGCTTTAGACATGGATGGTACATCAGGTGTTCAAATTATTAAACTTGGAGTTGATTCTGATGATTTAGTATTCCAACAATACGATGGCAATGAAGTTGTTCGTATAGCCGATGACAGAAGATTATATTTTTTTGATAAAGGTGGAGAATATATTGTTGGAGATGGAACAGATTTAAGTATTGTATCAGGTAATGATATTAATATTCCAGCAAACGTTGGGTTAACGTTTGGTGATGACGGTGAAAAAATTGAAGGCGATGGCACAGATTTAACAATTGCAGGAAACAATATTAATCTTACAGCTACAGCAGATGTAGTTATTCCAGCAAACGTTGGGGTTACTTTTGGTAGTGGTGAAAAAATTGAAGGAGATAGTACAGATTTAACTATTACATCTGGTGCTAAAATTAATTTAACAGCAACATCTGATGTACATATTCCAAACGATGTTGGAATTGTTTTTGGTGGAGCTTCAGAAAAAATTGAAGGAGATGGTACAGATTTAGTTATTAGTGCCAACAACTTAACAGTTGATGCAGCAGCAGATATTATACTAGATGCTGGTGGAAACGATTGGAGTTTTAAAGCAGGTGGAACAGAAGTTTTAAAAATTACTAATTCATCAAGCGATGTAATTATTAAACCTATTGTTGATGCTAAAGATATTATTTTTCAACAAAGAGATGGTACAGAAGTTGCAAGAATTGAAGACAACGCAACATTTAATGTTTCATCAGCTGGTAAATTTGCCTATGCAGGCACTGCTGTCACAGCAACTGCTGCAGAATTAAATTTATTAGACGGAGGAACTTCTGTTGGTGGTTCTATTACACTTGCTAGTGGAGATGGTTTTGTTGTAAATGATGGTGGAACAATGAAAACTATTCCTGCTAGTGATGTGGCAACATTTGCTGGTGGTGGTAAGATTCTTCAAGTGGTTTCAACTAGATCAACTTCACATTACACAACAACCACAGCAAGTTATCAAGATTGCGCAAATTTTAATGTAGACATAACTCCATCTGCAACATCAAGTAAAATTTTAGTTTTGGTTAATGTTACAACTGCCAATACAGTAGAACCAAGTTCTGCTGGAACTTATGTTACTATTTTCAGAGATACTACAAATTTAGGTGCTAATGGTTTTATTTATCACGCAAATGCTTCAGGTACTTCTTACTATGAAAGTCAAACTGGTGCGTTTCATTATCTTGACTCTCCGAGCAGCACAAGCGCACTAAATTATAATATTAAATTTATGACAGGTGGCGGTGGTGAAAGTAGAACAGCAAATGTAGGATTTAATAATTCTTACACAAATATAACAGCAATAGAAATAGGAGCATAATGGCAATAACATCAGAACAAATAGTAAGAGCAATAAAAATAATTAATGCAGATGCAACATTTACTTTTGCTGATGTTGATTTAGATACACTTGTTTGGACAGGCGATACAACAGCTATTTCTAAATCAGCTATTGAAGCAAAATTAGATCAAGCTAAAAATGAAATGGATGCAGAAATTCAAACTAGAATAGATAAAAAAGCATCAGGTAAACAAAAGTTAAAAGATCTTGGTTTAGATGATGACGAAATCAAAGCATTAACAGGAGCATAAAACATGTTGCAAAAAGTTAAATTTGCGCCTGGTTTTAACAAACAAGTCACATCAACGGGCGGCGAAAGTCAATGGGTTAATGGTGATAATGTTAGATTTAGATATGGTTCACCTGAAAAAATAGGAGGTTGGGCTCAATTAGGTTCTGTTGACATTACAGGACGTAATACAGCTATTCATCATTTTGTAAATACATCAGGAATTAAGTATGCTGTGCTTGGTACAAATAGAATTTTATACGCTTATTCAGGCGGTATATTTTATGATATTCATCCAATTAAAGCAACAACAACTTTAACAAGTGCATTTTCTACAACTAATGGTTCAGCAACTGTTACAATAACTTTTGCATCAGCACACAATATAAATAAAGGTGACATTATTTTATTAGATAATTTTTCATCTATTACTAATTCTAATTTTGCTTCTTCTAATTTTGACGATAAAAAATTTCAAGTTGCAACCATACCATCGACTACTACAATAACAATTACAATGGCTTCTAATGAATCAGGATCGGGTGCATCGACATCTGGCGGTATTAGAGTAAAACACTATTATCCAGTAGGAGTAGCTTTAGAAGTTGCATCAACTGGTTGGGGACTTGGTCAATGGGGTGGTACAGTATCTGGAACATTTACATCAACTTTATCTTCAGGAATTAATACATCTGCTACAACTTTATCTATGGCAAGCGCATCTTCTTTTCCATCTTCAGGAACAGTTCAAATTGATCAAGAATTAATTACATACACAGGCGTAAGTGGTAATGATTTAACAGGATTAACCAGAGGAGCAAACGGTACAACTGCAGCCTCACACTCAAGTGGTGACACGGTAACTGATTCTTCAGACTATGCTGGTTGGAACACAGCTGTATCCGGTGATGTTATAACTTCACCTGGTATATGGTCATTAGATAATTTTGGTAACAAACTTATTGCAACCATTGTTGATGGCTCATCTTTTGAATGGAATGCCAATGCAGCAGGAGCAACATCAACACGAGCAACAGTTATATCAGGTTGTCCAACAGCAACAACACAAACTTTAGTATCTACACCCGATCGGCACTTAGTTGCTTTTGGTACAGAAACAACAATTGGTACAAC